TGATACAATCATAATGATCATCAAATACTTTTGGATAATCTTGTGTAGTTCTACAATCTCCCCCTGCTACGGAGCAGATAAAAATCGTCAATAAAAATTTCATTATTTCCCCTGGCCGCGATACTTCTTCCACGAACGTCGACGCGACTTGTTCATTTTTGCTTTGCTTGGATTACGTCCAATACTCGTTTTGTGAAAGGTAGGTTCGTGTGCTATAAAATCTTTAAACTTTTTCGCCATCGTCGTCTAACCATTCTTTAACAAATGGTTTAGCATTTTTAGGTGCAGTAATAACCGGCAGATAAGTTATTTTACCATTTATGTATTGTTCTAAATCACTACCACAACTCATACACCTAAAGAAATGTTGGTCGATCCCGACTAACATTGTAAACTGATCGCACGTTGGACATTTGCCATTGACGATTTCAGTTTGGAATTTTATTTTTTTTCCTGTCATAAAGCTTTTTATTCTTTATCACTATCTGACGATAACGTCTATCTCTTAAATGCTTTGCGACCTTATTCGAGGATGAGTTTCTTGATTGAAAGCGATCCATCTATATTTTGTTCTACCTCTGCCATAGATTTTATGCACTGGTGCTGTATGTTTGTTCCTTTTTCACTTCTCTTGGCATATCTCTTACCTTTTAAACACATTGCCATTGAAGGTTTACTTGTCTCAGGATCAATTTGAATTCTGTGTTCCTTGATCTCTCCGTTGACTATCATAAGTAGGGCTACGACTTCTAAAATCATTGATATGCTTTTCCGTTTTCTCTTACTTTATCTTTTAATTCTTCAATATCTTTTAATGCTTTTTCTAATTGTTTTTGTAAAAACTCGATATTAACTTTGTTTGTCATATTCATCTCTTGAGTCTTCTCCATCTTCTCGACACTTTTATAAAGATCCTCCAAAAGAAAATGTTGTTCCTGGTCCACGGGAACTTGTTCAGATTTTTTTAACAAATCATTTTCAAACAACTCACGTGATGTCTCTAACGATACCAACCTTGCTGTAAGCTCGGTGTATGCGAAGACGCCGGCTGCGACCAGCAGAATTAAACTGGCTACCGTTTTCATCGGCATTTGCACAGCCGCCGACTCCGAAATATTTAAAGGTTTATTACTCATTTAATTTTGGTTTTGGTTTCGGCAGTATATAATCTTTGCCATCAATTTTCAATGTGGGATTATTGGGCCTAACAAAAACTGCTAGTAAACAAAGTAAAATGATGAGAATTGCGGTGAATCTGTAGTCCATAACAATCTCCCGTCATAAAACCTACAATATCAGTGCTGCAGCAATAATAACAGCCACTACAATTACTACTACTTTATGCTCGTGCCAGTAGTGCATTGCTGAATTTTTAATTTTTTCAATCATCTTTTTGCTCCTCGATCTCGTAGAAGAAGTCATCAGTATCAGCGGTTCTCCACTTACCTGAATCTTCCACGTTCCATTCATTAGTCTGTACTTTCCAATCAGGCACATTATCTTTGACAGTGAATGAAGGTAAATCCCATATACATCTGTTGTTAGGTTGTGCTGCAAAATTGCCGTCGTCTAATGCAATTATGTGAGCGCACTTATGTTCGTGCGGTATCTCTGAATGGTCAGTGTCTAGTATATTAGCATCTGGGTGTCCCCAGTCAACTGTAAATAAATAAGATCCATAGTGTTTCTTTTTATCTTTACCAAAATAATAACCTGAAGCTGCGCTTAGTATAGCCCAATGAGTGACAGTAGGATAATAAGAAAAACAATTCCAAAGCTCCAGTTCATCAAGTCTTCTTGTGGGCACTCTGGATGGGTCAAATCCCTTTTGAATAAACGCGCTAATTGGTAAGCGATAAAATATTGCACCGTTACCCATAAGAGCGTGAAATAATATAGCACGGCCCCCCATACTAGTAATACCGAAGATAATACAGTCTTCAACTTCTCCGTGATGCTTTTTAAGATCATATAAATACTCCCTTCTCACCTGTGCATAAATGGTTGGTATGTTTGCGTTTAAATATGCCATTACTTAATATCACCCCAGTTAGCCCCCGCCTCGTAATCTACTTTGTTAGGGACTTTTAATTCTACTGCAGACTCCATAATTTGTATTATCTCTTCTGCTTTTGCATCAGACTCAACAGAAATATCTACTTCATCGTGAATTTGAATGTGTGGTACTATACCATTTTCATAGAGTGCCACCATTGATTTTTTTGTCATATCTGCGGCGGATCCCTGAATTAATTTATTTAATGCTTTGTAAGTAAATGCACGTTTTAATGGTTCATCATATTCTTTTCGTGCTTGTTCTAATGGTAATGGTTTATAAACACCAAATTGAACAGGTTGCCATAAATCAAAATGACAGGCCCGACCACCTAGTGTTCTAATCTTACCACGATCATTTGCTTTACGTGATACATTATCCATCAATTGTTTTACAAACGGAGCTCTTGAATGATATTGTCTAATTAGTTTTTCTGCAGACTCTTTCATCAAACCTAGTTCTGCCATTAATTTATTTTTACCCATACCATACATCAAACCAAGGTTAATAGTTTTAGCTTGTTTACGTTCAATGCCTGCCATATCTGCAACAACCTGGTGGAAGTCTGCATCACCTGCATTGTACGCATCTACAATTTCATCTACACCAGTTAAGTTTTGTAGCTTTGCATAGTGTACTAAAATTCTTGGTTCTTGTTGTGAGTAGTCGAACGATCCCCACGTTGTATTTTTTTCTGGAATAAAAATAGATCTAATCAAAGGACCTAACTCTGGATGTCTTGCAGGAATTTGTTGTAGGTTTGGATTAGACATACTAAATCTTCCTGTAACAGTTCCACCTTGATCTGATCTTATTTGATTTATATCTGCGTGTATTCTTCCATCAACTGCGTGTTTAGTTATTGAATCTATAAATGTGCTATGTGCTTTATTTATTTCTCTTGCTTCAGCAATTGCTTTTGGTAATTCGTGTGGATGGTTTTGTAAAAAGTTTTTTGTAAAACTTGGTTCATTACTTTTTGCAGTTCTGTCATACGGTAGTTTTAATTTGTCAAAAGCTTTTGCAATACTTCGAGCCGCCATAATTTCTACATCAACTCCTGTTAAGTCCTTGATTTTATTAATTATTTTTCGCTCTTTATCTATTAAATATTTTTTAATTTTGTCAGCTTTGTCGAGATCGACTCTGACACCTTTGAATCTCATATCTACTAAACACGGAAATAATTTTGTCTCTAAATTAAATACATCCCAAAGTTCTTGATGGTATAATTCTGTTTCTAATCGTTTCCAAAGTTTAAGTGTAGACTCTGCATCACGCTCCGCGTACTGCCCAACAAACATCGCGGGTAATCTCCACATATCTTTTTTTGCATCGAGTCCGTATTCTTTTGCTGCGGCTTGTAAAATATTTTCATCCTTACCCATACCCACATAATGTTTTGCAAGTATATCTAATCGGTACGATAATCTATTTTCATCAATCAAACTGGCCGCTATCATTGTATCTACAATTTTACCTTTGATTGTTAGTCCTGCTGATCGTAACCAACAAATATCATACATTGCATTGTGAAATATAAAGGTAGAATCCTCTTGATTGAATAAGTCTTGGAGCCACGAAAAAACCAGTTTTTTGTCCATATTTCCACCAGACTCGTGTTGTATAGGAAAATAGCCTGACCACCCCTCTACGGCCACCGCAACGCCAGCAATGTGCCCTTTTCCAGTGACATTACCAGAGCCTAGCTCTAATAACTGAGGATCATTCGTCTCTAAGTCAATTGCTATTTCTTTGGCCCCACGAAGATCTTTTAGTTCTTCAGGCATAACCCATTCTGTTTCTGGTGTGAACAGAGGAATTTGTGTACTCCTCACGAATAATCCCTCTCTAATATCATTTCTAAATAATGAATTGCTTTTCTCACGTCCTCTTCTTTACCTTTAAATTTATGTCTGCAAATATATTTTATAGCGTTTCCTTCAGCAAACTCAAGTCTATTTTCGTTTATAAATTGTGCTGGCTGTATGCGAAAATTTTTATAATGTTTCCCGCCGACCTGCTTTTCTAAACTATCGTATGTTGTACCTTTAAATAATTCTTTATGTGTCATTTTCCTCCTTTGGGTTTTGATAAACTTCGTACCACGCACCACAATTTTTACAATCGTAGTAAGAAATAATTGTATAATTTGAATCTGGATTTACGTCTTCAGCATCAAAATCATTTTGCCAAAGAACATCTTCATCACAATAAAAACATTTCATATTAAATAAGCCTTATCAAAATCTCTTGGATCCAAGACGTGTAATTCACGCTTCGCTCTCGTCGCTCCAGTGTAAAACAATCTATGTAATTCATCTGGATCATAGCTAAATGTTTCAAGTGCAGCGTTTGTTAAGTCTTGCATCAATAAGACTTTGTCAGCTTCTCCTCCTTTCGCTCCGTGTATTGTTGACATTATTATACGAGGATTTCTATTTAATGTTTCTCCATTCGCCCTCATATTACGAATATAGTTTTCAGTTATGGTATCTAATCCTTCAAAAGATTCGAACCAAACTTTATCTGTAATCAAACCGTGTTTGTCTTTACACTCTTGTAATGTATAACGATCATCAGAATGTAATGTTTTACCTTTTCTAAAACCTTCCAACACATTTGATCCAAGATATTCATAAATATTTTTTATTTCTAAATGGTTCAACATAGAACCTTTACGCCAAGCTTCCCAATTATTTAAAGCTAATAATAATTTTAAAGGTATAGAGTTGCTACCTTTGTATTGATAATACCATCCTCGTAATTCACATACTTCTTTTACTGAATCTAAAAAATGATTTGCAGAAGATAATACTAACCAATTACCTTCTGACATATCTACTTGTGTAACGTCAGAATATCTACGGAGTATTCCTTCTTCTGTTCTTGGTTTATATTCTTTATCAAATCTATTTTGTACTTGACCAATTATCTTTTGTGATAGTTCGTGAATGGGTCCACCAGGTATACGATAAGATTGATCTAAAATTTTTATATCATTTACTTCTTCTTTGAGTGCAATAAAATGATCTACATCTGCGCCTGCCCATTTAAATATTGCTTGGTCATCATCACC